TGAGAAATTATACTTTCTACGGAGTTCACCTGTATTACCATCAGCGTTACCACCAGCAAGACCTGTTACTTTCGACAGAAATTGTGGGTTATCATCGTAAGCCATGAGTTATCTCCTTTGTTTTTATAATTAAGAGGAAATAACTGCCTTCTCTTTATGTCAGCTAGTTATCTCCAAACAAGCTGTCTATATCATCATCACCACTAAGGGATTTCAATGCATTAAATACATCATCGTCACCACCTTGAGTAGTATCTGAAGCAGAATTGGTAGCAGCACCAATACTAGAAGGTATATCTCTGACTTTTGACATCTGATTCATAATATCTTGTCGAGCTGTTTCAGCAATCTTCTTCTCATTAGCTTTTCTGTTAAGAACATAATGTATATCCTCAGCAGACATCTTATGAGTTTTAGCTTGCTCAACAAACTCTTTATATTTTTCATCATCTTCAAGCCCATTAGCTTTACGAAATTCAGCATTCGTTTTAGCTTGCTCTGACTTAGCCTTAGCCTCTTGTCTTTGCTGCTTGGTCATTTCTAGAGTTTCACCGATTCGTGTTTGAATCATTCCATCTACAACTTGACCTAGAATCTTAGCCGAAGGACTACTTGCATCTCTTATGGCTTCATTCCAATCAACATTTACATCGTCTGGCAAACCTAAAGCTGTTTGAACACTAACAGGCGAGTCAGGATTTTCCTGTCTCCTAGTAAGATACTGTCTCATCAATTCGACAGCATTACTATCTTTCTCCATTACATCTATGATTGACTTGTATTTATTAAAGTTTTCAGCACCTTCGTTAAGTGCTTTATTTTCTTCAACTAAACGAGTCGCTTCCTTAGATGAATCTCGATACCTTTGTTCCCACTGTTCATTTTTGCCATTCTCTTCAGCAGAATCGGAGTCCTTTTCAGGAGTTACCTCTTCTTTCGGAGCTGAGGCGTCTTGGGTACTAGGCTCAGGACTTTTGTCCTGAATTAGTCCATTGACTTCTAAATCTAGAGCATCGAAGAAATCAGTAGAAGAGCCAGTTACAGAATCGATAATATCATCGGCTTTTGCTTCTGGGTTACCCCCACTATTGTCTCCTAATACGCTATCTATGACTTTGTTGTCATTTTCCATAGGTGTATTATACTCCTTTTTTTAGTTTTTATCAACTTTTTTCTTGGATTCGGTTGATTTTTGTTTTATTTTATCTTCCTTTTTTTCTAGTTTTCGTTCTTTTTGAGCAATTTGATTTGCATCTTTTTGCTGTGAAAGAACTCTTTCCAAGTCTTTACTAAATTCTCTTTTGGTAACTGTCATATCTTGTTCTAAACTTCTTTCAGACTGAGCCATCTTCCTTCTATTGTCTTCAACATTAGCTTTATTCTGAAGCACTGACTTGTTCATTTCATGTTCAGCAGTCCTAACTTTATCTTTAATACCTGCTTGAACTAACTGTCTTTCAAGAGTTTCGATAGTACCATTTAAATCTTTTATTTTATCTTCAGCATTTTCCATTGCAGATTTTAATTGAGAAATCATACTCTTTCTTTGAATAATTTTATCTTTGTTTCTAATATCAGCTTCAGCCAATACTGCTACATCATCTACAACTCCTAACTGCATTAATTCTTTTAACTCTGCTAGATAAGCCCATCTATTCACAGGCATAGTAGAACCAGCAACTATCCTTACATCAAATTTAGCAGTTGCATAATCATTAAACCTTCCTATCACATCTCCAAATTCATTGTAAGTAGGTATATTCATTTTAACCTCTTTTTGCTGTTCATTATCATCAGGGTCAACAATTCTAAATACTTTTTCTGCAGAATAAACTGCTTGAGAATATTGTTTAACAACTTCACCTACTTGTTTCAATGAAGGTTCTAAACCATTTTGCATCCAAGCTTTAATTCTTCTTGTCCCATATTCATCTTGAGCTAACAAGCCCTTATATGTTTCGTGTTGTGTTCCAGTATCACCTTGCATAGAGGAATAGATACCTGCTAGATATTCCATATCCTTTTTACCTTGCTCGATAACACTAAAGAATGCATTGTTCAATGGCATAGGTGCCATTTCTTTCGGAGGTTCAAAACCAGAGTGAATAGGTAGCAGTGCTCCTGGTGCAGCTGCATTCTGCTCCCAGTGCTTAATATCAATAGACCCATCGTAGTATAACCATCTTAAGCTACTTCCTAATGAAGCATTGTGGATGAGTAATTGATGTGCTTTGTTCATCTCTCTCTGTTTACCTACAAGAGGAGCAACTGCTGACATTGGAAATGGAGTACCAGTCCATTTATAATATACAGGAATAATAGGATATTCCGAAGTGGGTAAATCATATTGGTATAAAAACTTATCTCCAGCAACACAAGTTTGTCTTACCTGTGTATTGTAAAACTGAACAGACTTAACTACTATCTCTTTGAATGTTGGATGTTTCATCATCATATCAAATTCTTTTTTAGTAAGAGTGTAGTTCTCTTCTACAGTAACAGATTCCATAGCCTCGTTAATCATCTGTTGCTGCATCATCTGCATTTCTTGTTCCATCTTTTGCTGTGCTTTTTCCACTTCAAGTACAGCCCTCTCTTCAATCATTCCACCAGCTTCAGTTTGCTGTTGAATCTTGAGAGTAAACTCTTTCATCTCTACATCTTTTTCTTTTTTAATTTCTTTCATCTGCTGTTCAATGCCTTTGGCAATCTGGTCTATTTCTTCTTGCTTAGGCTCTTGTCTTGTCCATACTTGAACATAAGGAATCCTAACTTTCTCAAAGCATTCATAAAATTCAATCAACTCATCAGACTCACCTTCCTGATTATAAGATTCAAATATATCCTTATACTGAAAGTCATTCTTGAATTTCTTTTCTTTTGAGGAGAAACTTGTTTCTCCGAAAAACTGCGATTCAGCATTTTTAATCTTTCTTTCATACTGAGGTAGTAGTCTTTGAAGATGGTTCTTTGGCAGGAGCTTACGGATAATAATATGTCCAGCATCTCTCAAGAGAGGGTCTCTGGACTTCTGGTCAACAAATACATCGAAGGGCTCTGGCTGTTTAAGGATAACCTCTCCCATACCTCTATCCAAATCAGGGTCTACCTGAACACAAAAATATCCAACACCTTTAGTAACAGCATCTGTAACTATGTTTGCGAATAAGGCATCGCCACTAGACAAGTCCCATATATATGCAGATAAATCAGCAAATAGTGCAGCAATATCACTATCACTACCATCTACTCCAACAGCTTGCCATCTAGGACTTTGAGCAGTTGCATAAAACACCAACATCTCTACAATAGGAATAATCCTATTTACTGTAAATGTAGGCATACCTTGGTCAACCAAAGCTTTGTGCTCGTTCTCACTTATCTGATTATCTAAATAAAAATCGTGAGCTTCTTGAGCTACAACTTCCCAATCTTGCCTTACGCCACTATTAGTGACATTAAATAATTTATGTATTCTTTCAGCTTTTTTTTCCATTAATATCTCCTATGCGACTACCCATGAACGATTAGCCCATCTTTCTTTTTCGTAAGTTACGGTTTCATCATCACCTTCTATTTTAGAATAACTAGGCAATGTTGCATATTTGCAAGCATATGCTAATGCATCTATTGTATCATCATGTGCCATACGAGGACCAAACTGTAGAATCTCTTGTATCAATTCAATATGTTCTTCTCTTAAATGAATTGTACCAGTAGCGAATCTAGAAGCTAGAACTTCCTGTATCCTTTCCCTTTTGGATTGTCTAGTCCCTGGTTTTTCTTCTTTAAATTTAATTCCAAAATCATTCCTTCTTCTCATCTCAGATATTAGTGAAGAGAATATAGCTCTTGAC